GATCTATATCAACTCAAATTAATTTTGGAATTGGTGTGTCTATCAACTCAAAATAATTTTGGAATTTCGACCTCTATCAACTCAATTTAAGTCGTTATATATATATTTTTTTTTGGTTTTTAATTTTTTTATTTTTTTTGTTTTCAGCTGCTAACTATCAGGAAATAAGCATATTTCCCCACCTTACAAGGCCAGCAGCAACCCTTAAAACCCTCTAAATATAGGTTTTTGCCCCGTTTTTGTAGTTTCGAACCAATAACCAAGCCCCCAGGATAACCCCAGCCCCCGGTATAAAACCAGGCCCCCAGGATAAAAAACGGCCCAGGCTTCAGGGGTACCCCCCACCCCACCAGGGCCAGCCCCTTTATTTTCTCACTTTGTTAAAGTTAACCCCCGGTAAACGTCAACACTGGCCAGCATCGAAGCAGCCCCCCCCTACCCCACCGGGGCCAGCCCCTTTATTTTTCTAATATTCGATAAATGAATATAAAATAATATATATAAATTATTAAAGAGATAGCTTGACACTAATATATGTTTATTATTATAATAGAAGTGAACGGGGCAAACTGCCCCATATAAATGCCCTACCCTATCAAGGGCCAAACTTTTAGCGAGGTTAAAAATGATAGATCAAAAAAAGAATGTTGTAACTGCATTTAATCAGTGGAAATCAAGGCCAGCTGAGGAACGCTTTCTTGACATCGATCAAATGCAAGCAGCTATGAAAAAGCGTAGAGAACGCTGCGAGGATGTAGGACCGTACAGCGTGGCCAGTATGAAAGTCGAACCGGGGCCAGAGAATAGTTTGGCTTTAGTCGATGGTGATAATGGGGGCGCACTGCTTAACAATTTTTCACTTAATCAGCTAGCTGCTTCTGTTCATGCCCCAGCTGGATATCTTCGAACGCTGCCGAATCATTTAGCAGCCGATTGCCTTAACGAGGGTTTGCCCGAATTTGGTGAAACTGAACGGCATTTACTATATGAGCATGGCGATAAAGTAGGCACAATAAGAGCCATAACCAGCCCCCAGTACTCCCGTTATTGGGATAATGAAGTTATAGCCGATTTGGCCAGCAGCTTGCAAGCGGATGGCTGGAGAGTCCCACCTTGTAGACCATTCCCTGGGTGCCCCGAAAACATGACGTGGACTGCTACAGCAAACGACGTATTGCCCGGTGATGCTCAAAAGTTAAGTATAAGAGAGGGTGACCTTTGCGGACCGGGTGGACTGTATAGTTCGGACCGTGACAGCTTTATTTTCATGGTGAATCAGGAACGCACAATAGAAACCCCAAGCGGGCCAATGTTTAGGGCGTTAATCTGTAAAAATTCGGAAGTAGGCCAAGCTGCTTTTGGTATTAGCTGTTTTCTTTATTCCGCTGTGTGTGGTAATCACATTATGTGGGGGGCTGCTGAAGTTGCGGATGTAAAAATTAGGCATCGGGGCGAAGCTGACCTTGCTGCAATACGTGCAAAGGCTGCAATGGCTGGAGCTGTAGCAGCAGCGGAAAACGCCAGCAGCTATGTCGAAGAGACTACGATATCACTGGCAGCTGAAACCCTAACAGATTCGAACGCAGTACAGCAAGCCACCAAATTGCCAAAAGATACAATTTTAGCAGCTGAAACACTGGCCAAAGAATACCCACAAGACCATGGCGATAGACTTGGAACTACATGGGCATGGGTGCAAGGTCTAACCCGTGCCAGCCAGCAACGAGGGTATACAGCGGACCGGGCCAGCATCGATCAAGCAGCAGCTAATTTGTTAAAGCCTATAGCAAAACAGGTGCATCATGTTGCAGCATAATGAGCTTATACAACGAGCTGTAAGAGATAGCAAGGGCCGATTTACGGGTAAATATGAAATAGTCGAAAAAAAGAAAACTATACCGGGGGCTAAAACCCCCAGTGTAAAAGCCTGGCTTTTTTTGTTTCCAGTTATCACTGTGAGCGCATACACAGTATTACGGATAGTGGGCCAATTATGAGAGTGATATATAAGATAACCAGGCCCCATTTATACGAGGGTTGGACCTTGGACCGGATCGTTTTTATAAAAAAATGGGAAATAATAAAAGAGCTAAACCATACTGCCAGCCAGGGGTATCAGGGTGACGTAGAAGTTAAATTTTTTGGAGATAAAAAGGAAGCCCTGGAATATATCAAAGAAAACGGGGGCCTACTATCATGAACGCCAAAACATTAAACGGATCGGTCCACTTGGTTAATACCTATATATCGATTTTGAGCGAATGCGAGCAGGTCATCAAATTCGCGGAAACCATAACAAAGGATGAAGCCAATAAAAAATATTTTTCGCGTACAGCTGGCGAAATTTCGAAAGTCGTAGAAAAGTCGAAATTTATGACCAAAGAATTTAAACGGCTGGCAAAATGTTGCAAATAAAACCCATAACCAAAAACGAAAACGGCCCCCAGTTAACGCTGGGGGCTTTTTTTGTGCCTAAACATGAGATAATAAGACAATGACAATAAATAATTGTGCGAAAATCTGGGAGGATACTGAGCGCAGCTTATACGCTGCGCTATACTGTATCAGCAAACCCAGCGCGAACGCTAAGACCGGGGATATGCTACAGCTGGCAATAATGCCCCTTGAACTAAGCCCCACACAGGCCCAGAAACAAAGGGAGCAGCATAATTGTGGTACGGGCGCAACGGCATGCCCCATTAAATCAATATGCTATGTCAATACTGTTAGCTTGGTCGATGTATGGCGATTGACAGCAGCCGAAACGGTCCAGCAGATACCCCAGCAAGTTAAACCTTTACGGCTGGGCAGCTGGGGCGATCCTGGTTTATTGCCCCTGGATTTATTGGAGCAGTTGACCAGCTCTAATCCTTACGGGCATACTGGATATACGCATTTATGGCCCCATATTGATGCCAAATACAGCAAGTATCTAATGGCCAGTATTGATCAGCCTACTGCACAAGCCCAAAGTCTCGACATCGAGCAGCTAACCAGCAAGGCCCACAAGTTAGGATATCGGACCTATAGAATAAAGCTACCGGGGCAGCAGCTGCTTACTACAGAAATTGAATGCCTAGCCAGCAGTCAAAACAAACAATGCAGAGAGTGCAAGCAGTGCAACGGGACCAGGGGCAAGTATAAACGGTCTATTGCTATTGATGTGCATGGAGCACCTAACAAAATAGCAGCATATAAAAAGCTGGCTGCCTAATGGATATACTCGCAGTGGTGATACTCATAATAATTTTATACAAAACCAGATAAAAGGGGATATAATGAAAAAATCAAAAAAAATAGATGATATAGCTGGATATATTAGTTTTTCGGGTAAAATCCGCTGGACTAAAACACCGGAGGAAATCGAAAAAATAATAGCAGCCAAGGAAAAATTACGAGCAGAAGAAAAAAAGAAAACTAAATAAAGGGGAAATAATGAGAAAACCAAGAATAAAATATTATTACATCAGTAAGACAGATTTTGACAACGGGGCCAAACAACGGTTGGATTGGTGCTTGTATAGTTGCGATTCGACATTAAAAAAAGCCTATGAGCACGAAAGCTGCTATGGGAGAAAAGATATAGCTGGCGAAATTTATTACTTTAAGACTAAATTACGCACCGATATTTACGACGTTTACCAGGCTACAGATACAAAGTTTAAACTGTTAGCTCGTAAAGTTACGCCCGATGTTATTGATGATTATGGGCTCCCGATGATTCGAACCCGTACGCAGTGGGACGCACTGTGAAAACAAAATAAAAGAGTAAAGCAGCTTACTGGCCCCTGGGTATTGATTTACCTGGGGGCTTTTGTGTTACGGCTGCACTAGCGTTTTTTGCTGCCAATAGCACAAAAACGGACCAGTTAAGCAATGTCACAGCGTCTATTTACTTCGATGCTGGATAATTACAAGGGTTAATTGATAGGGTAGGGGGGTAGGTCCAGGATATTGCCAGCACTTCGAGCACTTCGAGCACTTCGAGCACTTCGAAAGTATCGACCAGGGGGAAAAATAAGGGGGCATGTTGATAGGGTAGGGGGGGGCTTGCAATGTTACCGGGTACTTCATGTATCGAAAGTATGAAAATAGGCAAGGTATGTTGATAGGGTAGGGGACTGCTTCGAATGTTTCCAGGGTGTTTATTGTTTCCAGGGGCTTAGTTGCGGAAATAGGTAGGGGCATATCGATGGGGTAGGGGATGGATGGAGGAATAGAGGGACACTCGAAGTTATATAATCAACTCAAAACAATTACCGGGGTTTCGTATACGTTCATTATATGGGGAAATAGGAGTAATTGTCTACATATTGGGGTATTTGAACCCGAATAGGGCTATATATGGTGTATATTACCCATAATAGATATTATCGATAGTATAAGATATATGCCCGGTCCCCTGTTTAAACACAAAAACAGACAAAAAGAAGGTGAACCAACCAGAGGGGGCTATCGATGTAGGTATAGCTATAATATCCCGTATACATCTTCCCACTTTTCACTACATTGACCATATGGCTAAGAGTAAGAGTATATGTTTAGAGACTAGCGAGGGGTATTTGAGGTATGTGCCTCGTTATGCGATTATGGATGTTGTGCCTCCACGTACCCGATGGGACCTACCTGCTCTGGTGTTGGATACAGGTGAGGTAGTGTTGTTGAGTGCGGAGGAGGAGATGGGGTTGGGGTATATTGTGGAGTTTGCGTTTTACGGGGGTAGGTGATCGAACGGGTGTATGGCATTAGTCTGTAGATTCCTCTATGAAATTTTGCAGGTTTTTTATAATACGTTCACTTGCCTCTATATGATTTTTAGAGAAACTTAATTGAAAGTTGTTTGTTATTTGTTGTGCTAGCCACCATACCTGGCTTGGTGTTGGTTGATCAAGAGGGGAAGGTAAGCCAGGATTTTCTAAATTTACTTTTTGTGAGCGTCTAATAATTTCTCTGGCGATTGTAATTAGATCTCTAAGCAGTTCGATGTTTTTATCGTCCGGTTTATCTTGCAGTTCTTTTATTCGATTTTCGGCTTGTTTTTTAGTGGGGTAAAGTTCTATTCGGTTTTCGGATTCTTGAATTTTGTTAAAGAAGTCATATTGCTCGGTGAGATCGACGTTTATTTCTTGGGGATACTCATCTACCGTGTTTAGTATGGGCATATGTTTTACTTGATAATATGTTTTGTATGCCATATTAAATCCTTTTTTTAAAGGGTAATATTATATATTTGTATATATACTATTATATATAATATATATATATATAAAATACATGATATCATACTAGTAATTATTTAAGATTAGAGTACTTGTACCTAATATCATATGAGTAGGTATATTATATCTCATATGAGTATGTACATATATTATTAAAGAGTCTTTTTTCTGCTTTACAATCAATTTCAACTGGCTATAGTGTGAGCAGCATTTGTGCTCCTCTATTTTAGAGATTCCTCCACGTGTCTCGTTTTAATGAAGGTGTGGCGAGGGGTTTAATAAGCTCCAGTGGCAGCTGCAATTCATCCGAACCAAATGCGCCCTTGATCGCTTAATCGCGGTCAGGGGTTTTTTTATTTACAGAATGGGGGAGGCGCAAATGTATGGAAGATAGATTATTTGTCACAACAGAAGATCCAAAAGATCTTGCAGAGTCGTTTATACGGAACCTGCAATCATTGGAAATAAACTATCGTAGTATCGATCAGTTGTTCACCATTTCAGACAAAAATGGGAACTCGTTAGATGTCACAGACTTTAATGTTACTACGGACAAGGATGGTCATATTGAGCAGGTTTACATCGAAGTTGAAACTGATACGTGATGAGTATACACCCAGACATTCCCAATTTTTCCTGGTCTGAACTTAAACCGGGGCATTGCAGTGAAGAGGAATTGATAGCGCATTGCTGTTTGAAGGTGAGTGATCGGTTCTGGCTGCATATGAAAAAGCTGCAGCAGCTGCGTGACGATTGGGGAGGTCCGTTGCGGATTACGTCTACCTGGCGAGATGAGGCATACAATCGAAGTGTGGGAGGTGCGCCCAGCTCGCAGCATTTAACCTGGGCTACAGATGTCGTGCCTGTAGATCCCACGCCAACCGAAGTAGAGGAACTGGCCGTTTTGGCCGATCAGGCAGGGTTTAACGGGATTGGAATGTATCCACAGAAAGGTTTTGTGCATTTGGATATGCGTGGCGAGAAAGCGAGATGGCTGGTATGAGCACTCTTTACGACTTAGAGATTTTGAGTTTAGGTGCTGGAATACAAAGCACGGCACTCTATCTCATGGCGTTAAACGGTGAGTTTGAAAAAACCCCATCCGCAGCAATTTTTGCAGACACGCAGTGGGAGCCAAAAGAAGTCTATGAGCACGTAGAAAAACTACAACAGTTTGGTGGAGATCAGATACCCATTTACACCGTTACGCACGGAAATTTGCGTCAAGATACACTTGATGTAATCGAAGGAAAAAAGAAAAGATTATCAAATCCTCCATTTTTTGTAAAAGATGACAACATAAGACCAAACATGGCTCCTGACAGAGGTGGAATGATATGGAGACAGTGTACAAAAGATTACAAAATACTGCCAGTACAGAAAAAAATGCGGGAATTGTTGGGATACAAACCGCGCCAGCGTGTTAAAAAAACAGCAAGAAACTGGATAGGTATTTCTGTTGACGAAGCATCTCGGATGAAAGATAGCCGTGATAAGTGGATTGAAAATTATTATCCGCTTGTAGAAAGACGATTAAGCAGAAACGATTGCGTTGGTTATTTGCGCGATAACGGATTTGAATCAACAACAAAAAGTGCTTGTATCGGATGTCCGTATCATTCCAATAAAACTTGGGTTGATATGAAAAAGAATAAACCAGACCAGTGGTTAGATGCTGTTGACTTTGACACTCGTTTGCGTCAGGGATCGTTGCCTGGAGTTACGGGCAAACTGTATTTATCTCGTCATTTTGAACCATTACCGCAAGCCGTTTTACAAGACTACGATGAAAATCAGATAGATATGTTTGAGCAGGAATGTGAAGGGATGTGTGGAGTATGAAGCTGAATACGAATCATAAACAGGCCATCCAGTTAATGATCCTTGATCGATGGGTTCCTTCTCAAACCACGAACAATGTGGCCAACCATTTAGGCGTTGCACCTCAAACCGTAGCCCTCTGGCGCACGGACAAAGATTTTTGCGCGGAATTTAAGCGTCAACTGGACATTTACCGCAAGAATTTCGACGATGTGCAGCTGGCAGACCGAAAAGAGCGCGTAAAAGAGCTGCAGAGGCTCTATGTCAAGATACCTGACAAGCGAATCGCTTTAAAAATCAAAGTTTTGGACACGATTGCCCGTGAAATGGGTGATGTGCAGACACATGTGCATAAACACATGCTGGAACGGGCTGAAAATCAGGATGGAGTGAATGCACCTCCGCAAGCCAATACCTACGAGGAGTGGGTAGAGCAGAATCGCCAAATGGAAGAGATGATGAAGCTGCAGGAAGCCAAACCAGTGGAAATTGAAGTCACTACGGAGGACGTTGTTGAAAACTGAACTCCCTATAGCCGAACCGGACATTGCGTTCGAAACCGATAGGGCTGAACTGCCTAAACCGCAGCCTGGACCACAGGAAAAAGCACTTCGTGCAACCTTTGTTAACGAAATGCTATGGGGTGGAGCGCGTGGAGGTGGGAAAAGTTTCTGGATACTCTTGGATTTTGCTCAAGGCGTCAAAGAGCATGGCAAGAACTGGCGTGGCATCATTTTTAGACGCACTTACCCTGAGTTGGACGAGATTTTAAACGAATCCAGACGCATTTTTTACAAAGCGTTCCCCGGTTGCGAATACAAGGTGGGTCAACGAAAATGGTTTTTTCCAAACGGGGCCGAACTGTCATTGCGTCACTTAGAAAACGAAGCCAGTGCAGACAGTTACCAGGGTCACCAGTATACCTGGATTGGCTTTGATGAGATCCAGCAGTGGGAAAACTTAAATGCCTATCACAAGCTAAAAGCTACTTTGAGATCCGGTGCTGCGGAGGTTCCTAACAAGCGGATTAGATGCACGGGAAACCCAGGTGGTATTGGACATCAGGAAATCAAATCCTATTTCATCGATAATGCGCCCGAAGGGACCGTTTATCACGATCCTAAAGACAATTCGACACGCATGTTTATTAAGTCGTTGGTCACGGACAATAAGATTCTGTTAAAACGCGACCCGAACTACATTGATCGACTTAAAGGCGTTGGAGATGACTTACTGGTTAAAGCGTGGTTAGAAGGCGATTGGGATAGCTTTGTTGGGCAGTATTTTTCGCGCTGGAAAGAAGATGAGATCGTAGTGCCTTCGTTCAAGATTCCTTCGCACTGGTCGCTATGGGCTGGATTGGATTACGGTGAGTCGAGTTACACTGCTTTTGGTTTGTTTACGCAGGACCACGAAAAAAACATCTATCAGATCATGGAGTTTTACAAGCGCGGTGCTACGGCATCGACCTACGCCCAGGACATCAATCAGATGATCGATAGTTGTCCGTTTACCGATGGTCGAAGACCTACTGCAATCTACGCTGACCCTTCGATGTTTACCAAACGAAGATTGACCGAAGTCATACAAACAAGTCCAGCGGATGTTTTTACGGACCATCACCTCTACCTGCAACGCGCCAACAATGACCGCGTTACGGGATGGCGTATTTTGAACGATGCGTTAGCCAATAAAAAGTTTTATGTGTTCGACCAATGGAACGACAATACATTGCGAACCGTTCCTGCTCTACCACGCTGCAAACGCAACCCCGAAGATCTGGATACGCACGCGGAGGATCACTTAGCGGATATGATTCGCTACGCATTGATCCACCAGTATCGACCTGCACCACTTGCGGAGCCTGTAAACCGCGATCCGCAGCTGGGACAAAACGTGATCGATTCAATCCTGGATAATCAAACGGTGGAATACGGGAGATACAGTTGAAACAGGAACAAATAAATTTTTGGCGTAAGTCAATCGATAACGGCATCACCTACATGCGCCCGAAACACAAGATCTGGCACAAACTGTTGGGGATGTATAAAAACGAGTTTGAGGTTGCTGGACTCGACAAAGATCAGGTCGTTCGCATCAGTCGTTTTTATCCGTTGACCAGACAGATCATATCGTCGATCGCCTTTAACTATCCAACTGTTTTTCTGCGCGTTGATAACCCAAACCGCGAATTTCAAGCTCAGATTTTAGAGCGTGTAGCAAATGCAGCCTTAGAAACGATGGGCGTAAAGGAAGAGATGCACCAGGCAATCTTTGACGCGCTCTATTGCTCGTTGGGTTGGCTGAAGTTCGATTACAATGCACCCGGTGACGATTTAATGGCTCCGTATGTAGTGAACGACTCACTGCAGGACGATATGGTTGCGGTGCGGAGAGTTTCACCGTTTAACATGATGGTCGATCCTCTTTGTCCTCCACATAAACTCGGACACGCTCGTTACATCATCGAAAAGATGCTGGTCCCGTTAGAGTTTGTGCGGAACGATGATCGATTTGTGAACCGCAGACAGATACAGGCGATCACCAACCGCGAAGATGAAAACGACTCATTGTATGAAATGCAGGACACGAATTACACCGATAACGATGAAGAGAACGCGACTACGCAAGCTAAAGAATTAGGTGAGTTTGCATTACTCTATGAAATACACGACCGAGTGCATCGCAAGCGCATCGTTTTTGCTGATGGCGTAGAGCAGCCTATCGAAGATATCCCACATCCGTTTTTAGAGCAGGAACCTGTAATGCAGCCCGATCCTTTTACGGGTGAGATGATGATGACAGGTGAGTTCGAACAAACGGGTTCGTATCTAGTGCAGGGAGGCTTTCCGTATCACGCGCTGAAGTTCGATCTCTCTGAAGAATCGTTATACGGGTTGCCAATGATGAGTTATGTCGAAGATGAGCAAAAGGCAATCGTTGAAAGTGTTTCTCGCAGGGTAGACCTGCTAAAGCGGTATCCGCGCATCATCTTAGGGCAACGGTCCGAACGCGAGGAAAATGCAAACATCGGAGATCAAATTACTCGCGCACGCGATGGTTCGATCATCTGGTGCAACGATGTGAACAACGGCTTTAGGGAAATGCAGATGGGAAGCCCTCCACCCGATCAGCTGGGCATCGAAGCGGACATGCGCCAGTATGAAGAGCAAGTGTTACAGGTATCGCAAATGGCGATGGGAGGTGGACCGCGAAGAACGGCTACGGAAGCCAGCCTAATTGCATCCTTTGGAACACAAAACCGCGAATGGTTAAGTGCGGAGGTAGGTAAAGCCTATGAAGCGATTGTAGCAAACACGTTTCGCATTATGGCCGATCCGCGTTACACACCGGAGAACTTTATAGTAAACGTATCTGAAGGGGAAAACGATCCAGTGTATCAGGCTGTAACCTCCGATCTGTTTAAGGTTCGTTTTAAAGTCGAAGTGGAAACACAATCGATGCGTCCATTGTTCGAACAGCTTGAGCGCGAAGATACGCTTGCCCTGGCTAACTACATGTTTCAGATGCCCGAAGTGGATCGCACCGAAGTCATCAAATTGGTTATGCGTGCCTTTAGAGTGCCTGACATGGATAAGTTCATCAAGGGATCAGCGGATCAGGAAGCGGTGCGTGCAGCGCAACTGGAAAACCAGTTTTTTGCAGCGCGTCAACAAGACCCAGGTGTGTTACCCGAACAGGATCACCAGGTGCATTTACAAACACACCAACAGGCACAGCAAGATCCTGCAGTCACGCAATATCTGCAACAGGCGATGCAGGTCAACCCACAGGCCATACAAATTTTTCAGCAGCTTATGCAGCGACACATACAACAGCATCAGCAGTATCTACAGGGTGAAGCGCAAGGTCGCGCACCTCAACCACAAGAATCCGAAAAAACAATACCCAGCGCACGGGATGCCAGTAACGTACAGGCGCAAGCGCAAAACATACAAAGCGTCGTGCGTTCTAATGCCCAGCGCGTGGGACAAGCAGCGAACATTAACACGGAGCAGAACTGATGCCCAAAGTAGGTAATAAACATTACGGATACGACAAGAAGGGGATGGCTCAAGCCAGAGCAGCATCTCGCAAATCAGGTAAGCCCGTAAAGATGGGCAAGCAGACATCGTATACCTATGGCAACGCAGGACAAATGGGTAAGACCGCAGGTATTCAAGGACAGACACATAAGTGTTAGGAATCTAAATGCCGATATACGATTGGTTTTGTAAAAAGTGCAAACGGGAAGAGAGAGATGTGTTTTATCAAACGTCCAAGCTCCCTAAGACCCGTGCGTGCAAATGTGGTGGAAGAATGGCGCAGGACTTTTCACAAAAGGGTCGCAACCAGATACATCACGACCATTCCAGTTTATACGGCAGATGGGAACCAGCAGTAGGTGAATACATTCACAACTATTCGCATAAACAACAGATAATGAAAAAATACAATATTACCGAAGCGAACGACCCTGTTAAAGGATCACGCGAGTTTCGTATAGACCCCCCGAAAAAGACTCCCAATGTCACAAGCGATTGGGCTGATGAACCCAACAACGCGCAACAGTGAGAGGTAATAAATGTCAGAAGTAGCCGAACAAGCGGAAACCGTAGCCCAGGATTCGACCCCTGCAGCTGCCCCTGTAGATGAGCCACTTTCTCTTGGAAGCGACTTAGCGCAGGATACCAGCAGCAGTGCTCAGAATACCAGCTCGGACAATTCAGATTCGTTCGATGCAAGCAGTATAAATAATTGGGCTACGCAGGATAAGTCTGCAGTACCCGAACAGTATCACAGCGTCATTGATGCAGCTAAAAGTCAGCAAGCAGATTACACGCGCAAGACGCAGGACTTGGCCGATCAGCGTAGGCAGTTTGAAACGCAGATGCAGCAACAGCAGATGATGGTTAATAATCTGCAGCAGCAGGTCAACCAAAACCAACAGCAGAACAATCCACAGCAGAACGATCCTTATGCGGATCTTCGTCAACGCCTCGGACCCGATGAGGGAGCTGCCATTGATGTAGTACGGCAGATCTTTAAAACGGAATCGCAAGGCATTGAAGATCGATTGGCAAAACTGGATCAGCTGGAACA